CTATTGCCATCCCGGTCTGCTTGAGCTTCCGGATGCTGGCCCGCTCCACCTTCTGATCATTGATCTGGCTGCAATGAAACATAGCGACCTTCCCGCCGACGGGATCCGGGCCGAGGCGCTGGCGCTTGTCGGGGCAGCGCAGTCGCCACCGCGCGAGGGCGAGACCATTGCCGCCGGGCGGGCACGCTGGATTTTCCGGGCGGCGGTGCCTGTCGGGGTTGACGAGGATGCCGGCGCAGACCGGATCTACCGGCTGCAGCTTGCCGCCGCGTCGGGAGCAACGCCATGACAGCCTCTCTTCGTCGGCGTCTCAGGAACCTTGTCGGCGCAACGCTGCCACCGGACCTGCCGGTGTTCGACGACAATGAACCGGTACGCAGGGATCCGGCATCCGGCGGATCGCTCGATGCCGGGTATCTGCGGCTTGGTCTGGCGCTCGAGGACGGGCCGCCTGGCCTCGGCGCGTCGCTGCCCCGGCCTGGCCGGCTTGCCATCACCATTGCGGTTCCGGCGGGACATGGCAGCACAGCTGGCGACGCGCTGATAGAGGCGCTGAACAGCGGGCTGTCATTTGGCGGGGGTGACGGGATTCGCTTTGGCGGCCTGTCCGTGGAGCCGGGCCGCCAGCTCGGACAGCATTGGGTGATCGATGCTGAAATCGGCTTTGCCGTCTGGCCCGCCGTCGCCGCAGGGGGGAGGAAAGCATGACCATGCGCAGCGCACGGGATTATCGGGCCGCCATCGCCACGGAGCCGCGCTGGAACGTGGCGGGTGGCAGCTTTCAGACGGTGCCGCTTCTTGCCGAAGCCCTGCGACTTGTCGGGGCTCGTGAACGGCGTAACGCGCTGTCCGAACAGGGCCTTGCCGGCCCCCCGGTCTTGGTGCGAACGCATGTCGAGGGCGGCCTGACGCTGGCTGCCGACGCCGCGCGTCTGGTGCAGTTCCTGCCTTTTGTCACGGGCGGTGCGTGGACCGGTCGCGGCCTGCCGACCGGCAGCCGGCGCCAGCTGATATGCGATGGGGCTGTGGATCCGCTGTCACTGTCGCTGGTCAGGCGTCTGGCGGACCGTGATGACTGGCAGCATTTTTCCGGCCTGAAGGTGCGTGGGCTGCGGCTTGTGCCGACGGCGGATGCGGGGCTTGTGATGATGCTGGATATCGTCGGGGCGGAGATGGGAACGCGGGCGCGTGTGTCCACATCTCCTGCCAGCGCGTCGCGTCCGCCCTTGCGGTTGCAGGCACCGCCAAAGGGGTTTGTGGTGGCGAAGGCCGGTGCCGACGCGCTGTCGGTCGCCGACAGGGCGGTGATGCTGGCCGGCTTTGAAATCGGCCTGCACCGTCTTGGCATGCTGCCGCATTTCGCCCTTGCCGCAAACAGCCCGCAGATGGTGCCGGCTGGCCGGCTGGCCGCCCGCATCGATATGCGGCTTCTCGCCACCGACCAGGCAAAGGCGTTGGCGGACCATAGCAGCCTGACCGCCAGTTTCCGCTTTGTCGACGAGGCAAGCCGGTTCGAGATCCGCTTTCCGGCCCTGGCGGTCCAGGACTGGCAGGAGCGTGTCGACGCCGATGGTGGACCAGCGCTGATCCATCTGCGCGCGCGGGCCGAGGCACCGCAGGGCTGGCTGCTTCGTATTCGTGAAAGCCTGATCTGATGACCCGACGGGCAGCACAGTCGCAGCAGGAAAGGCTGCTTCGCGATCTGGCGCGCGAGCTGCGCGCCTTTCGCGCCGAAGGTGGCGCGGAACGACTTGTCGAACGGCAGCTTGCCGTTCTGGAGAGCCGCATGGAATCACTGTTTCAAGATATGCTGACACGCATGCTCGGTCAGGTGCTGGGCGGCAATGGTGGCCAGCCCGGCTTTGGCGGTCTGCTATCCGGTCTGTTCGATCTGCCGCGTCTTGCCGATGGCGGTGTGATTGACGGGGCGCAGCTGCTGGCACTTGGCGGTGAAGCCGGCCCGGAGGCGGTGTTGCCACTGACCCGTCTTGCCGATGGCAGGCTGGGGGTGCGCGCCGAGGCGGGCCAGGCACCGGTGGTTGTGAATGTCACCATTGGCGACGGGGCGTCCGGCGAAGATGCCGGCGGGGAGATGTCTGCGGAAATCCAGGCCAGGCTGGCGGCGGCGCTCGGCGAGTCGCTGGAGCAGGTGCTTGACCAGGCGGTGGCCGACCGGATCCGCACCCAGCTTCGTGATGGCGGGGTGCTGAATGGCGCTGACGGGGTGGCCGACTGATGCGGCGGTTTCCCGATATTGCGCCAAGCCGGTCTTCGGTGATGCGCCGCCGCGCCGACATCATTGAAGTGCGATTTGGCGACGGCGCGTTGCAGCGTCTTGCCAGATTTGGCGGTGCGCCCACCCAGCGTGAATGGCAGCTTGTCTTCGCCAATCTCGACCGTGACACCATCAGCCGCATCGACGCCTTTCTCGACTCGCATGGGGGGGTGACGCCGTTTGTCTGGATGCCGCCGCAGGGCCGGTCCGGCCATTATCTGTGCGGTGGCTGGCAGGTGGCGCCGGTCAGTGCCGGCCTAGCGACACTGCGCGCCACCTTTACCGAGGTGGCGCAGACATGACCGGCCCGGAACACGGCCCGGAACACGGTACTGAACACGGTGCCGGCGGTGCCACCGGGCTGTCACGCCGGGCCACGCGCGACAGCGTGCTGTCCGGTCTTGTGACGCTGTTCACCATTGATTCGGGCGCGGCGGTGCTGCGTCTTCTCGGCGGGCGGGTGTCAGGCGGGCAGGTCGGCTTTGGCGGGCATGTCTATGCCGCCTTTCCCATTGCCGCAAAGGGGTTTGCCTGGAGCGCCGACGGGCCGCCGGCACATCCACAGATCGAACTGTCGAATCTGGCACGGCTATTCGACGGCATGGTGACAACGGACCGGCTTCGGGGGCGTAAGGTGCGGCGTATTCTGACGCTTGCCGACCAGCTTGATCCGCCGCACGGGCAGGGCGGTGCCAGTTGTTTTCCGCCAGAGCAATGGGTGATCGAGCGGGTCTCGCGGCTCGACAACCGGGTGGTGCGGCTGGAGCTGGCTGCCGAGGCAAGCCTCGAGAACAGGCGCTTTCCGGAACGGGTGATGCTTCGCGACCTGTGCCAGCATCGCTATCGGCGCTGGGATCAAGAGGCGGGCCGTTTCGACTATAGCCGTGCCACCTGTCCCTATACCGGGTCACGCTATTTCACCGCCACGGGCAAGGCCACCTTGTCGCCGGCAGAGGATGTCTGTTCGCTGCGCCTTGCCAATGGATGCCGCAGACGGTTCGAGGCTGTCCTGCCCTTTGTCGGCTTTCCCGGCCTGACACGTCTCTAGGCCGCAAGGGGGCAGGTTTGCGTTCCGATCAACAGCCCTTTGGCGTCGCCATTGACCAGGCCATCGTCGCGCATGCGGCGTCCGACCGCCGCCGCGAGATCTGCGGTGTCGTCACCGAAACGTCACAGGCTGGCAGGTTCCAGTATCACAGGCTGGCCAACAGTGCCGCCGACCCGGCCCGGCATTTCATGATTGATTCGGCATTGCTTCACGCGCTGCCACCGGTGCGCGGGGTGGTGCATTCGCACCCCAATGGCCCGGCCTGGCCATCGCTTGACGACATGCGCCAGGCCCAGGCCGATGACGCCGCATGGGGCATCGTGGTGCCGCGCGGCATCGCCGATTCCGGCCTGTTCTGGTTTGGCGGCGATATCACGCCGTCACTTGCCGGGCGGGGATACCGGCATGGGGTGACAGATTGCTATGCGCTGGTCCGGGACTGGTTCGCGGCGCGGCATGATCTGAGGCTGATTGACCGCCCCCGCAGCTGGGGCTGGTGGGACGAGGGCGCGGATCTGTATGACGCGCATTTTGCCGAGTCGGGGTTTCACCGGCTTGCCGGCGATGCGCCCCTGCAGCCGGGGGATGTTGCGTTGGCGGCGGTGCTGAGCCCGGTGATCAACCACGCGCTTATCTATCTTGGCCAGGGGCTGGTGCTGCACCATCTGGCCGGGCGTCACGGCTATGACCCGTCGCGGCTGCCACGGCGCGAGCCCGCCGAACGCTGGCAGCGCTATATCCGCTTCTGGGCCCGTCATCCGGCGGTGCGCCCGCAGCAGGAAGGCACGGTATGACCCCCCTTTCATCATCAAGACCTGAACCTGGCGTCACTCTGTATCTGCATGGGGCGCTGGCAGGATTTGGCCCGGCACTCCGCTTTCGCCTTGATCGTCCCCGCGAGGTGATTGCCGCCGCCGCCGTTCAGCGCCCTGGCCTGGAGGCAGCGCTTCGCCGCGGGCGCTTCAGTCTGGAAACCGGTCCCGACAGGCAGCCTCTTGCCGGTGATCAGCTGGACCGGAGGCAGAGCGGCATGCACGAGCTGCATCTGGCACCGATACGGGCCGGTAGCAACCGCGGCGAGGGCAAGATGCTGCTGGGGCTGACGCTTCTCGGCCTGTCCTTTGTCCCCGGTGTGCAATCCGGACTTGTCAGTGGCCTGTCCGGCATCGGCGAGGGTCTTGCCGGTGCCGGCGGCGCTGAAATCGGTGGTCTTCTGGGAAGCAGGCTTCTTGGGGGTGCCGGGGCCTGGCTGCTGGTGTCGGGTGCCAGCGAGGCGCTGGCCCCACAGGCGCGGCGTCCGGCTGGCGCGCCAAGCACGGGCATCGCGCCGCAGACCCCGACCGGCGAAGGTGCGGCGATCCCGCTTGTCTATGGCACGGCGCGGCTCGAGGCGCCGCCTGTCGTGTCGGCAGGCCTGACGGTAAAGGTGATGCGGCCATGACAGGACCGATGGATGACAGGCAGACCGGCGGGGCCGTGACCCCCGATGCCGGGGCGGCACGGCACGGCAGTGGCGGCAAGGCGGGTGGCTATGTCAGCCAGCCCCGGATCACCGAGGCCCCGGACAGCATCCGTTCACGCGGCACGGCACGGCTTTTGTGCCTGTTGTCGGCCGGGCCTGTTGCGGGTCTGGTTGATGGGGCGAGGTCGGTCTTTCTTGACGATGTGCCGCTGGAAAATGCCGAT